TTCCCTCGTGTGTGGTAGAACTGATAGCATTGATTTATCGTTACCGTACGGTAAGTTATAAAACTCTGCTTGTTTCTGTGTATAAAACGCCATGGCGTCCGAAAACATTCCATATCGTTGATCATACCAATATACACAGAATGGGTGCATGTCAGGATCTCTTTGCGTGTAAATTAGAGCCGCTGTGGACTCTACACCTGCGCTGAGAGGCATATAGGTATTAGTACGAGGATCAGCATTATTTATTGCGTTAACAATATCGTCCGATGACTTAAGAGTCTGATTCTCTTGCTTTGGTACCTTAATTGTTGGCATTGCTCTTCTCCAAGCTAGTCAATACATTTGCTGTTGCCTTGTCCCGTAACAGAGTCATATCCTTCAATGGTTTGAATTTGGCGTTTACTAGTATCTCAGACACTACGTAATTTTGAGGTTGCGCAAGGTTAATTAAAATCAGTGCGGCCTCATAAGGGTCGATAAAGTACTCCCCATCCTCAACTCCATCTAGGATTGCTGAATTTGTCCAACCCATACTAACGTTGTGTAATCTACACTTATTAGTATGCGGGTAGGAAACTGCAGCCTGTATTGAATATTCTCGTAACTCAGTTTTATCATTTTCGTATATGTCTGAACCTATACTGTAATAACTGGTAGCCGAGCCAGTGCTTATAACAACTTTATTGTTATGCTTTTTCCATTGTGTATGTAATATCTTCTGAATCTTGTTCTGTACTCGAGGTACCCAAGCATGATTAAACACGATATCTGCGTCAAACTTTAATATATCGTTGAGAACGTCGTCCCCACCTTTCATTAAATCAAAACCGTTACTCCGTGAGTAACCCCTTACGTCAGCTCCATGATGTAAACAGTACTGGTAAACTTCTAAACCAATACCGCTTGTATGTCCTGTTACTGCTACTCTTTGTCCTCTTAACATGTCCATGATCCTTATTCTCCTACAATTGGATTAAGCTAATCCACATAGTCCCAAACACAAATACTGCTAGAATCGCGAAGGCTATATCGTCTTCGTGCCCGTCAATGTCATGACGGTTGATTCGCAAACAGTTTGTGTATATGCTATTAGCTGTTCTTTTTATTTTTTTCATTAGTTATAATACTTTTCCCATTTGTCGAAACTGTAGTCTTGACCTATCTCAAAGTCACACCCTACAGGACAATTGGGTATAGAAAAGCCTCTGTCCTTCTGGACAAAAGATTTCAGGTTTTTACAATAGACGTCCATTTCAGTCTCTGGTACTTCTGCAAGAATTGAATCGTGCACAAGTCCGAAGATTTTGGACTTCATTCCAGTTCTATTGATGTAGTGTTGCATATCTATCGCACCCAATAGGTTGATGTCCGATGCGACGGATTGTACTAGAAAGTTAATTCCACTTCTTACTTCGTGAGACGCAATACCTTTGTCCTTACTCTTGGCATTGGGAAGCCTACGCTTCCTACCGAATTCGCTGTAAATGAATGCGTTGGCTCGTATATACGAACCGCAATCATCTAACCACTTCTTCAGATTGGGGAATGACTGGAAGTATTCTGAAATAACTGTCTGAGCATCATGCATTGAGAACTCTGTTCCAGAGTCCTTCGTAACTTGCCATGAGATTTTAGCTGGGCCTGCACCGTACATAATACCGAATGTTACAGCCTTAGCTTGTTGACGTTTGTCTTTGTATAATTCATCGACTTGATCAGCTTCACATGGTAGTTTAAAGACTTGCTTCGCAATAGTCGAGTGAAAGTTGCCTCCACTCTTGAATACGTTCTGCAGTCCTACGTCTTTCGCCAAAACAGCGGCAACATACACTTCTGCCGTTGTTAAGTCCATAGAGACGATTTTATGCCCTTCTTTTGCTTGTATACAGCCTTTTACCGTAGGGTTATCCCTAGGAAGCTGTTGCATATTCAATTTACCACTAGAAGAAAGACGTCCGGAAGTTGTGCCATGCAGGTTAAAACCTGTACGGAGTCTACTATCTCTATCAAGATTCGGTATAATCTTATCAAGATATGTAGTCTTTATCTTGTTCTTCTGTCTAATTTCTAGTATGTGCTTAGGAACAGCGTGTTCTTCTGCCAGTTCATTAAGAACCTCAGCATCAGTACTATGGGCACCTGTACCTGTTTTCTTACCCGTTGGGGTTAGATTTATAAAATCGAATAAAAGGGATCGAAGTTGAACTGTGGAGTTCGGGTTAAAGTCTTTACCCTGTGCTTTCTCAAACTGTCTCACTTCAGGAAATTCGTATAACTCTGCAACTGCTTTCGTTATATCTTCCTGCATTACACCCTGAGCAAAGTCTAGTCGCTCACGGTTGAAAGGAACACCATTGTTCTCAACTTGCCTTAAAAAGTTACAGCCTTCTAGTAGAATATTCTCATAGACCCATAAGAGTCTCTTGTTCTTCTCGATTGCTGGCTTCATCTTCTGATATAGTGAGAAGGTTACAACTGCGTCCATAGCCGCGTAATCTTTCATCACATCAAAAGGTATCAGGTCATAACTAAAGGCTTGCTTTAGTATGCCATGTTTTCTCCTGTACTCTGCGCCCCAATCTTCTAACGGCTTCTCATAGTCTCCATAAGGAGTATGCTTCATCGCTAGTTGTTTAAGACCGTGTGTGCCAGGGTTTTCATCGAACATATAATGCATAAGCATTGTATCCTCGAAGTTTGGAAACTCGAAATTAAAATGGTAAATAAACCATTGTAAATCGAACTTCGCATTGTGAAATACTACAGTTTTCTTGTTGAAAAGTTCCTGCATTTTTGCTTCGACTTCTTCATCAATTACGTCGCAATCACAATATATACCATGATCAGGCTCATAAGACATACTAAATCCAAGCATATAGCCGTCCCTACAGTATAAAGCACTTGTCTCTGAGTCGAGTGCGATATACGGGAGCGGGGCGTCAATCGCCGCTTGTATAAATTTAATTGCTGTTTCTTTGTCCTGTATGCCATAGCATTTGTCTTCCGATAGTTTTTCAATTTTTAGTTCTCCGCTAACGTACCCTGAGATGCTTTCAATAGCATCTTCAAAAGCTTTCTTAGCTTCGGGTTTGAACTTAATGATAGCTGGATTCATGAGAGCTAAAAACTTCTCATCAATAATTTTACCATTGTATTCTGTTACTGATGTTTTCCTAGTGTACTGCTTAAACGCTTCTGCGCCCACTAAGATTAGCCAATCATAGTCGTCAGGATTTAGTTCTAGGTCAACATCTTTCTTAAGAACTTTTGTTACTGAACTATCAGAACATAACGCAAAACGTTCAAATTCAAACTCGAAGTATCTATCGAAGTTTGTACTTGTTGGCTTGGTTTCTATAAGTGCTATTTTAGCCATTCTAATAATTCTCCATAAGTTAATGTTTTAAATAAGTTGCAATCCAGATGATATTTGTAGGTCTGTCTGTTTAAGTGAAACTGACCTTCTCCTGTATTACCCCTATGTTGTTTGTTAGAGTATTTCATTTCTTTACCGATGTCACTATTTTGCACCTTAAAGACTTGAATCATGTCTTTAAAGAATACTCCATAAAATAGTACATCAAATTCTTCTTTCTTGACTTGCTGGATATTACAATCCCAGTCGTAGTCTTGCCATTGGTGATACATAATATCACGGTTAGCTTCGCATTCTAAAGCCTTAAACAAGTTCCTGTCCGTTATCTTCAATTCTGCTTTCTTCTGAACTCTCGAGAATTTACACTCTATACGACTACCCTCGATATTATCAAATAGGTCGTAGCTAAGAGTTCCACTTTCAGTAGCCTTTATAATCTTCTTAATCATAATCTCAGCAACTGTGCCGAATCTACGAGTATGCAATCCGAAGATTGCTTTTTGTAACTGTTCACTATCCATATAATCGGGCTTTCAACTTGTGTATTTGGGCTGGAGTGAACCCGCCTGGGTCTTGTCCATCCTTTAGTTTAATCTGCTGTACTGACAGTTCCATTTTCTCTGCCAATGTTCTAATCTGTTCTGATGCTTTCTGGCCTGCTTCGTCGCCGTCAAACAATATATCAATTCCCTGCACTCCTTGTAGTTTGAGCAGGGATAGCTTGAACCAGTCCATTTGTTGTGTTCCGAAACAGCAAACTGTGTTCTTTAAGCCGTTGTCCCAAAGATTGAGACAATCAAAAATTCCTTCTACCAATATAACTCTATTAGCTATTGGTTTAACCTTAGCTGGAGTGAACGGCATCTTTACCCCGTGTGGGTAGATATAATACTTGTCACTGCCTACTGCTCCTGCTATGCTTCTCCCTAAGAGTGCAATAGTTTTGCCTGTCAAGTCACGAATTGGAAAGATAATCCGACCTTCAAACTTTGGAACATTCCAAGTGAAGGCTTGCCATATCTTCAAAGTTTCCTCTGAGATATTGCGATACGGACCACCTTTCCATTCGATCCGGTCTTCTGGGAGTTGAATACCTACGGTTTGCGAACGGGCTTTTGCAATCTTGTCTTTAATTCTGTGTACTTTAACTTCTAGTGGACTCTCTGGAGCACCGAAGTATGTAAATATGTTACCTTTATAACCACAACCGAAACAGTGCATTACGCCTGTTACTTTATCTACTCTGAGACTTGGGTTATTATCATCATGCTCAGGATTTAGGCATGATATTAGTGCGTCCTGTCCTTTGACAGTAAACGGCATCTTCTTGTCTTGTAATAAGTCTATTGCTATCATTTATAAGTATATTATACAGGAATTTTGACCTTGTGTCAAGTATTATTTTTCCTTTCCATAGATTTAATTCTTTCTGAACCCAGCGTAGATTTGTGTTTCCACTCCAGCTCGTCCCCCAATTTTTCAAATTCTGTCATTTTCACACCACTAGGATCAGCATCGTCTTCATAATATAGTGATTTCCATACTAATTCTACCATCTGAAAATATATTGCAACAGCTTTGTCTCTGAAATCTTTATCTCCCCATAGATACCATACTAGCCAGTATTCCTTATCTATTCGGCAAACTCTAATCTCTTGTTCTCCTAGTTCTGGAAAGTCTTTTACAATCTCTGCGTATGCTCTTAGTCTCTGTGAGCCAGCGATTGGATACCAGTTCGGCATCGTTAGGATAGGCGCTTTCATTCCATGTGATAGTAATGAATCCATGAGAGGTTCATTCAAGGGGACGGATTTAATATTCTCCTTTACCTTGGGCTGTTCTAGCAACCAATTTATCTTTCTAATATACCACGTATTAGGTGGCATAGGTATAAGTTCAGCAGTTGATCTACTTACTCTGTCGTTTGCCATGCTTCTAACTCCAATTTGACCTCATGTATTCGTTCTTCATAATCAAACCATGCGTTTGGATTGTTGCAATTTTTCTGCATCTTTGTCAGCAAGACTATTCTATCAATCTTACTAGCCCAACTCTCAAGTTCGTCTTCCATGGTTTCCATATCTACTTTTCCTTCTTTTCTATCATATTCTTTCTTTGATTTATGGGGGCCTGCCCCTGATTTGTTTCTGCTATGCTTAGCTACTGGATTGTTTGTCTTGTTCATATTGTAATTCTAGCTCCCTAGATTCTTTTATAAAGTCTATTGGCTTGCCGTTTCTATAGGATAAATCGGGCATCATATCCCAATCTTCTATAAACCTAAGCCAAATGCGTCCTTCATGGACTTGGACTTTAAATGTTTTACCTTCATAGAATCGTAATGATTCCATACTTAATTCTTCATCAAATTGTATATCTTCGCCCTCTCGAACGAATTTATAGTCTACAAATGTCATTCGGTCTGGGTTAGCTTGTGCCACCTACAGTTCTCCTTTTGATATCGTTATGGTTGAATTCTGCCCAATAGAGTTCAAATGCAACTCCATCTTTTAGTCCTTCAAATTGATGTATTACGCC